GCAATGGCAGCGGCGTATCGGGCAACCCAACGCTGTCTTTGACCGGCCAAGTGCTATCTTTGGCCAACGCCAGTTTTAACGGTTTAGTAGCTTTAAATACCGGCGGGACCATAACGTCTGCCGTTATTACCGGCACCTCAAATCAAATTGATGTTGCCAACGGCAATGCGGTTAGCGGCAACCCAACAATCTCTATTACCTCTAACCCGACGCTGCCGGGTACTGCTGGCGTCGTATTACCCGGCGGTACTACTGCCCAGCGTGCAGGATCTCCGTCAAACGGAACCCTGCGATACAACAGCACTACAGCGCTGCTGGAAGCCTATTTAAACGGCACATGGACGTCTTTGGCATCAGGTTCAGGCGTCACCTCTATCTCGACGGGGACGGGGCTCACAGGCGGTCCTATCACGTCTACCGGCACTATTTCAATTGACTCTACCGTAGCGACGTTGACCGGCACCCAGACGCTGACCAACAAGACCATCAACGGGTCAAACAACACGATAACCAACATCTCGTTGACCTCTGGGGTTACCGGTATCCTACCCGCCGCAAATGGCGGAACGAGCTTCTCTACCTACGCTACTGGCGACCTGATCTACGCATCGGCGGCCAATACCCTGAGCAAGCTAGCAGCAAGCACCGACGGCTACGTGCTCAAACTGGCATCTGGAGTACCCACTTGGGCTGCGGCCTCGGCTTCCGGCGTGACCAGCGTGGCCCAGACATTTACTGGCGGCATTGTCTCGGTGGCCGGTTCTCCGATCACTAGCAGCGGTACCTTGGCCCTGACCGTGGCCGGGACTAGCGGCGGTGTCGTTTACTTCTCAAGCGCAAGCGCATGGGCGTCAAGCGCAGTTTTAGCGTCAAACGCAATAATGGTCGGTGGCGGGGCTGGAGCAGCTCCAAGCACCATTACCACTGGCACGGGCGTTGTGACGGCTCTGGGCGTGAATACAGGCTCCGCAGGGGCCTTTGTGGTCAACGGTGGCGCCTTGGGTACACCAAGCAGCGGCACAGTGACAAACTTGACCGGCACGGCCTCGATCAACATCAACGGCACCGTGGGCGCAACAACTGCCAACACGGGGGCGTTCACCACTGTATCTGCGACTGGCGTGATTACGTCGACTGTGGCTACAGGCACCGCGCCGTTTACCGTGTCCTCGACAACGGCAGTGGCTAACCTGAGCATCGGCGGAAACGCGGCGACCGCCACTACGGCCACGACAGCCACAACGGCCACAAACGCTACAAACATTACCATCACCGCAAACTCAACAAATGCTGCAAATTATTTGACTTTTGTTAGCGCAACGAGTGGAAATCTTGGACAATTGGTAAATTCTGCCATCACGTGTAACCCGTCTACCGGGGTCCTCACGGGCGGCATTTCTGGAGGCACTTTCTAATGGCAGCAACGAACTACACCCCGATATCGCTGTACTACAGCGCAACGACCACCAATGCGCCGTCCGCAAGCAACCTTGTTGCCGGTGAGCTGGCCATCAACACCGCAGACGGCAAGCTGTTCTACAAGGACAGCAGCAATGCGGTGCAGGTCATTGCGTGGAAGACAACTCCAGTAAGCGCCGGTGGCACGGGGTCCACAACCCTGACTGCCAACAATGTGTTGCTTGGTAACGGCACCTCTGCCTTGCAAGTAGTGGCTCCGGGTACTACAGGTAACGTCTTGGTGTCCAACGGCACGACATGGACATCAGCAGCACCCGCAGCCTCTGGCGTAACCCAAGCCAAGGCAACTATGATTAACTTTATCTTCTCCATCTAAGGGGCGAACATGTCAAACCCAAACCTATTAGCCGCGACCACAGCTTCCGGCACTACAACTTACTATACTCCCGGCGGCACGACTGCGGTTGTTTTGGTGACCAATGCTGCTTCCAGTGGTCAGGTCTATAAGATCAACCAGATTGTTGCTGCTAACGTCAACGGCACCAACGCAGTAAACGCAACGGTATCTGTTTACACCAACGGTGCTGTGGCCCAAGGCTCTGCTCCTAGCGGCGGTACGGCATACCCGATTGTCAGTACAGTGTCCGTACCTGCAAGCGCTTCGCTGATCGTAGTGGACAAAACAACCCCCGTCTACCTGATGGAGGGAACTTGTATTTCCATTACCAGCGGAACGGCAAGCGGCATCACTTACTCAATTTCATACGAAGTTATTAGCTAAGGATTAACCATGTCCCTGCGCTACCTTGGCGGCTTCATTACCGCTACGTTTAACCCGTTTGCCCCAGTATCCGTAGACTACCTTGTTGTGGCTGGCGGTGGTTCGGGCGGCGGAGATCGAGGGGGCGGTGGCGGTGCTGGAGGTTTCCTTACCGGTTCTACAACCATTACGGTGGGAACTACTTACACCGTTACGGTTGGTGCTGGTGGTGTTTACACAGGCGCTTATGCCCAAGGAGCTAACGGAAGTGATTCCATCTTTGGATCCATAACTGCAACTGGTGGTGGTGGCGGAGGTGCTGGAAATGGGTCTGGTTCTGGCGGAACTAATGGCAGCAACGGTGGTTCTGGTGGGGGCGCTACCGGAAACAGTACCGGCGCTAAAACTGGAGGAACAGGTGTTTCTGGGCAAGGTAATCGCGGCGGTAACAGCGCAAGCACAAATATACCGGGGGCAGGTGGCGGGGGTGCTGGTACACAAGGATTAGACAATACCGCAGGGTCTGTTAGCGGAACAAATGGTGGGGCGGGTCTACCATCTTCAATTACAGGATCATCTGTTTTCTACGCTGGCGGTGGTGGTGGTGGAAACCAAGGTTCGGCAGGTGGCGGTACTGGAGGCTCTGGTGGTGGCGGTAATGGCGGAGCTGCAACAGCAGGAGCAGCAAATACTGGTGGGGGCGGCGGCGGCGCAGATAATGTATCTGGCAGTTTGTCTGGCGCTAATGGTGGTTCTGGAATAGTTATTATTAGCTCACCACAACCCGCGTCGTCAACAACAGGATCACCAACAGTAACTACTGTAGGCGCTAATACCGTGTACAAATTTACTGCCAGTGGATCAATTACGTTCTAGGATAGCCCATGACACAGTACGCTGGAATTTGGACGCGCACACAACAGATGCAAGCCAAAGCTGCGGGTACTTGGCCTACTTATGTTGCGCCTGTGCCAATTAATTATGTTGTAGTTGCCGGTGGTGGCGCTGCTGGGTACAACACCACAGGTGGCGGTGGAGCAGGTGGATTTAGGAGCGGTACATTCGCGTCATTTTCCGCAATTGGCAGTTCGTTTACGGTAACTGTTGGTGCTGGTGGCTCTGGGTATGGTTCTGCCGGATCTGATTCTGTTTTATCGTCTATAACCTCCACTGGTGGGGCTCCGTCTGCTGCTGGAACTTCTTCAGCCGGAATAAACGGCGGTTCTGGCGGTGGAGCTTCTTACGCAAATATAAATTCTTATGGTCTGGGAAATAGACCGGCTGTAACACCATCACAGGGTAACAATGGTGGTCAAAGTAGTGGCGGCTCGCCATACACTAGCGGGGGCGGCGGAGGTGCTAGTGCAGTCGGAGGAAACGCAAATGTTGGGGGAACTGTTGGCGGTGTTGGGGGCGCTGGAGCAGCTAACCCAATAACGGGTTCTACCACTGGTGAGTTAAGTGGTGGCATTTACTATCTGGCTGGCGGTGGTGGCGGTTGTGGATACACAAGTAATTACAACGGCGGCGTAGGCGGGCTTGGTGGCGGCGGCACCGGTGGCGGATTGCAAAATAGTGGCGCTGGGCAAAACGGAACAACAAATACAGGTGGCGGTGGCGGCGGATGGGGCGCTGGTAGTGGAAGTGCTGGTAACGGCGGTTCTGGCGTTGTCATTCTTTCTTACGTAACTGCAGATCACGTTGATTTAACAACTATTGGCGCTGGCTTAACTTACACCAAAACAACAGCTAGTGGCTACACAATTTATACATTTACTGCTGGAACAGGAACTGTAACGGTTTAACAAAATGGCACATTACGCATTTTTAAATTCCGACAATGTTGTAACTGAAGTCATCGTCGGTGTCGATGAGACGGACACTTCTCACGACTGGGAACAATTTTATGGCGAATTTCGCGGTCAAGTATGTAAGCGAACAAGCTACAACGGCAATATTAGAAAAAATTACGCGGGTATTGGTTACACTTACGATGCACAACGCGATGCGTTTATTCCGCCAAAGCCCTTTGCAAGCTGGACTCTAGACGAAGCTACTTGTTTGTGGGCTCCTCCTACACCAAGGCCCGCAGATGGCAAGCCCTATTACTGGGATGAGCCCACCCTTACTTGGATTGAAATGACATGAGCAAACAATATCCCGGTGGGCTAATCACCAAGACCCCAGTCACACCAACAGGGCCATACCAAAATGGCACTGCGTCCGGGGTATGGACGCTTAATCAACAGGCAAAGTACCAACAGCAAGGCATCTGGCCCACGGCTGGGCTTACGCCTAACTACATTGAGGATGTGTTTAGCACATACCTTTATACGGGTACAGGGTCGGCGCAAACAATCACCAATGGAATTAACTTGTCCGGGCAAGGCGGTTTGGTTTGGACAAAAGCCAGAGATACGACAACTACATCTGACAATACTTTAAATTACAACAGTAGTGGTGGTTATGTAACAAGTAACAACACGAGCGCTAGTGGCAACTCTGGGAATAGTTGGAATTCAACAGGGTTTAATGTTGGGCCTTATCTTATAGCCAATACTTCTGGAATTAATTACGTCTCATGGACATTCCGCAAACAACCAAAGTTTTTTGATGTTGTTACGTATACGGGGGATGGAACTGCGGGTAAAACCATTGCCCATAGCCTTGGCTCAGTACCGGGTTGTATTATTGTTAAAGCAACAAATACAGCAATGGAATGGGCTGTTTACCATACTTCTTTAGGTGCAACGCAGTACATGTCTTTAAATACTACTGATAACGTTACTGCTTCACTATATTACTGGAACAACACAACACCAACGTCTTCTGTATTTACAGTAGGCGACAGCGGAAGAACAAATGGCGCAGGGAATACCTATGTAGCTTACATTTTTGCCTCCAACGCAGGAGGTTTTGGCGCTACTGGTACAGATAACGTAATTACTTGTGGGTCGTTTACAACTGATGGCAGCGGTAATGCAACAGTAACCTTGGGCTATGAGCCTCAATGGATTTTGACAAAACGAACTGACAGTTCAACATTAGGGCAATGGTATATTAATGACAATATGCGTGGTATGCCAGTTCAAGCATCTGCGGCTGGAACTGCGTATTTAACCGCTGAATCATCATCTGCTGAATATGTTGGCGGTGTTGCATATCCAACAGCTACCGGTTTTCAAGTGGGGGGTGTCTATGGGGGTCAAACAAACATCTACATAGCAATACGCCGTGGGCCAATGAAAACGCCTACGGATGCGACTAAGGTGTTTAGTCCTATTGCTGCAAACAATTCAACTAATACTAAAAATACAACAAACTTTCCTGTTGATTTGCAACTAGGAAAATATAGAACAATTGACTCAAACATCTTAGCAACAGATAGATTGCGTGGTATTTCAACGGATTCAAATTCATCGGGACAACAACTTAGGACAAATACAACCAGTCCTGAAGATTCTGGGACTTGGACTCGTGGTTGGGACAATACCGGTTTTTTAACGCCTGTGGCATACGCAGGTACACCAACTATTTTGTGGAACTTTCAACGAGCCCCCGGTTTCTTTGATGAGGTTTGCTATACGGGTACGGGAACAGGAGGGGCAACATTTTCGCATAATTTAACAGTTGTACCCGAATTTATGATTGTTAAGAACAGAACAACTAGTGCTCAATGGCTTATTTATCAAAGTTCATTAGGAAATACACAATACTTGTTGTTTACAACGGGCGCTGCTGGTACAGGTTCTTTTGCTTGGAATAACACAAGTCCCACAAGTACCATATTTACTGTTGGAACATCTGGGGCGTGTAATACCAGTGGGGAAAATTATGTCGCTTATTTATTCGCAACACTTGCTGGTGTTTCTAAGGTAGGCTCTTACACAGGCAACGGCACAACGCAGACCATTAATTGCGGCTTCACTGGTGGCGCTAGGTTCGTTCTCATTAAGCGCACAGACTCAACTGGTGATTGGTATGTCTACGACACGGCCCGTGGAATGACTACGCTGACAGACCCATATCTACTTCTAAACAGTTCGGCGGCTGAAACTGCCACGCTTGGTTCTGTGACTACAGTAACAACAGGTTTTGCATTGAATTCAACCATACTTGCTGACATTAACATAAGCGCAGCATCTTACATTTTCCTCGCAATAGCATAAGGACACATCATGGAAATCCGAATCAGAGAAACCGGCGCAGTCGTATTTCAAAACGAGTTCCGCGCTTACGCCCAGACGCAAGGAGCCATTTTTGGTGAGCCTTTGACCGAGGAGTTCATCAACCAATACGGTGGTGACATCGTGCTGGAAGGCCCACAAGCCACAGGTACACATTACCAATATAGCCAGCGCAGCGGCGTAGAGCAGATCGACGGCAAGTGGTATACCAAGTACATCCTTGGCCCAGTCTTTACAGATACCCCGGCTACCGATACCGAGCCAGCCAAAACTACTGCCGAGAATGAAGCTGCATACCGCGCCATGAAAGATGCGGAAGCCGCCAAGGGCGCACGTGAGACCCGCACACAACTGCTCAAGGACAGCGACTGGACTCAGATTGCCGACAGCACCGCAGACAAAGCAGCATGGGCAACCTATCGCCAAGCCCTGCGCGATGTGCCTAGCCAGTCGAGCTTCCCGTGGGATATCACTTGGCCAACCCAACCGGAATAAAGCATGAATATCCAACTACCTATTGACCTCGCAAACCAGATCCTTGGCTACCTCGGAACACGCCCCTACCAAGAGGTGTTTACGTTGATCCAAGGCATCCAAGACGCAGCTAAACCCAAGGAGACCCCCCATGGCGACCAAGTGGATACAGAAAGCAATTAAGCACCCCGGCGCGCTGAAGGAGGCCCTTCATGTGCCCATGGGCAAGACTATCCCTGTAAAGAAGCTGGCCAAGGCTGCCAAGGCGCCGGGTAAGCTCGGCCAGAGGGCGCGCCTTGCAAAGACGCTGCGAGGCTTTGATTGATATGAGCGGTGAGATCGACCCGGTCCGTTATGGCGTGCTCTGGCAAAAAGTCCAAGACCTAGACAAGAAGGTGGACAAGCTGGAGTCTGGCATGGAAGAGCTATTGGCCCTTGCAAATCAGGGCCGTGGTGGGCTGT